CAGATTATGTATATCAAATAACAGCAGCAGGCGCATCAGATACAGTAACATTTTAATATGGCACATTACGCAAACATATCAAACGCAGAATTTACAATAACAGAGAGAGATCGGCTTCTTGTAGTTGACCAAGAAATTAATTCTATTTGTGAGACTAATAGAGCCACCGAAGAATATAAAAATTTAGAAATATCTTTAGAAAGTAAATACACAAGCGACACATTAGAAAATCTACAAGCCGAAGCTTTGAATCTTGAAACTTATTCGGATGATTGGTTTGCAAAACAAGAAGAAATACAAGCTGAAGAGGTGAACCTAGAAAAAGAAAGACTTGATATAATGAATCAAATGCAACTTGTTGAGTACAAAGACACTAATGATTTAGTTACTGAAAAAGAAACTTTGGAGACAACAATATCTAATGCTTTATGCAGGGTCACCAATGTCATCGTTGGAAATGATGAAATTAATTATGTTGAAGGTGACTGTAGCGAGATCGATGCAGAAATTAAATCATTAGAAGAGAGTAGAAATGGAAAATCTAAAGAAGAGATTTTAGAAATAGATCAACAAATACAACTCAAACTTGAAGAAAGGGAAAGTGTACCTAAAATAGAAGTTGATAATACTGTATATTGGGAAACGGTTTACGGCGGTGCTAAAAGAACATCTTATAATAATAACATTAGAAAAAACTTTGCAGGCGTAGGTATGATATATGATCCTGTAAGAGATGCTTTTTATGAAGAGCAACCTTATGAAAGTTGGACACTAGATGAAGATACTTGTGTATGGCAACCCCCAACACCTAAGCCTGATGATAAATATTTTTGGAAAGATGATACATCCGAGTGGGTAGATTATGTATATTACAATCCCGATAAAAATCAACCATACCCTAGTTGGACGTGGAATACAGAAACAGGTATATGGGAACCACCCGTGGAAAAGCCTATAGAGCCTTTTTACAGGTGGGATGAGGAAACACAAACATGGATTATATAAATTATGGCAACAACAAAAGTAATAGCGGACATAATAGATTTAAACAAGGCTAATACCACAAAGTCTTTCAAAATGCCATCGGGCACAGCTTTTTCAGGCACCCCTGTAGAGGGCATGCTTAGAAATGATACAAGTCAGTCTAGTCAATCATCTGCTTCTACTATGCAGTTTTATAACGGCACAGCGTGGAAAAATTTTGCCAACGTAGGTAGCTGCACTACTAGCACTCTTAATTATCCTACAGGTGTTACAGGAACGGCGTTATATGAGTTTGATGGAAACGCAAACTCCACAAGTAGCTCATCTTACGACGCTGCATCTACTGCAAATCTAACATTTAACACAAGCATAAAAAGATATGGAACGTCATCGGCTTATTTTAATGGCTCAAACACTACAATAAATTTGCCTGCTACTTCATTTCATTTTAGCACTTTTACTATTTCATGCTGGGTTTATCTTCCTACATATCCACCGAGTTCAGTATATGTAATTATGAACACATATGATTACGGTTCAGGACCAAGCAAAGGTTGGCAGCTTTATATCACAGGAGATGGTAAATTACAAGTAGATTTACATTCAGGAGATTGTGGCTCTCCATATCCTATTGACCCTTCATGTACAGTTTATACTAGGCTTACCTCTACTAATCTTATACCGCAAAACACTTGGTCTCACCTTAGTTTAGTCTGTGGAGGAACAGGTAATCCAGTTACTCTTTATATTGATGGCACACAAGAAGCAACTACAACTATGCAAGGATTAGCATATCACGCAGGTGCTACACCAAATATAGGATATAGAATTTACAGCGTTTCAGGAACAATCTATCAAGAAGCTTATTTTGGTGGATATATAGACCAGCTTAGAGGTTATAATACAGCTTTGACTGGCACACAAATACAATCGTTACAAAATGAAGTACCTTGTTAAAAGATAAATTATGGCAATCACTAAAATTACAAAAACAGAATTATTAGAACTTACATCAACTACGGGTGCAGTAAGATTACCTAGCGGCACAACAGCTGAGAGACCCTCTACTAATTTAAATGCTGGTGATTTTAGATTTAATACAGACGATAATAAACTTGAGTATTACGATGGCAGTTCTTGGTTTCAAATTAGTGATGAGAATTTACCTCCTATTCCCAGTGAAAATTTTAATACGGTTTTGTGGACAGGTAATGATGCATCACAAGCAATAACAGGGGTGGGCTTCCAGGCTGATTTTGTTTGGATAAAAAGGAGAAATTCGGCTGAATCATATGCATTGTATGATAGTGTAAGAGGTATAAACAAACAATTAGAAACTAATTCACAGAATGCGCAAGCCACAAACACAGCGCCATACGAAGGATTTACTTCTTTTGACTCTGATGGGTTTACTGTGGGTAATAATGGGGGAACTAACAGAGTTCCAAACACCTATGTCGGCTGGTGTTTAAAAGCAGGAGGAGCAGCAGTAAGCAATTCAAATGGTAGTATATCCTCATCAGTATCAGCAAATACAAAATCAGGATTTTCTATAGTATCTTACACAGGTAACGGAGTAGCAGGTGCAACAGTTGGACACGGATTAACTGCAGCACCTGATTTAGTTATAACAAAAGGAACTACAGGTTCAGCAGGTAGTACGAATTGGAATGTTTATAGTAGTACATTAGGTGCTACAAAAAAATTAATGTTAAATTCAAGCGATGGTGAAAATACAAATACTACTTGGTGGAATGATACTGCACCAACTTCAACTGTTTTTTCTTTAGGAACAACAGGTGATTCAAACTATAATTCATCAAACTACATTGCTTACTGTTTTCACAATGTCACAGGATACCAAAAAATAGGTAGTTATACAGGTAATGGTTCTGCTAATGGACCTATTGTAGAAACAGGTTTTGAACCTGCATTTTTACTAATAAAACAAACAAATACTTCAGGTAATAATTGGGTTATTTACGACAATAAAAGAGACCCTGTTAATGCTAGATATAAATATTTAAGTCCAAACAACACAGACGCTGAGGGTAGTGATAATCTACCCAATTATCCTATAGTAAATTTTTTAACTAACGGATTTCAAATAGCAGGGACAGATGGCAGGGTTAATACAAGTAGTGGAACTTACATCTACCTTGCAATAGCTGCCGATGAAGACACCACAACACCAACCCTAGCAAACAGTTTCAAAACAAATTTGTATACGGGTACAGGTGGAGCTCAGTTAACAATAGGTGGACATCTTAATGGTGCTGCACAGTTTAATGGCACATCTAGCAGGATACAGCTCAGTGGTGCACCATTTGGAGATAATAACACAATAAAATGTATAAGCGGATGGTTTAGTCTTTCTGGCGACACAAACACTACTGACCATCCTTGTCATATATATTCAGTATCTACTTCTGGAAGTCCAATACCTTGGTTTCATATTACTGTATGGACAGCTTCATACAATTATATTGCATGCACTAGAAGACAAAGCACAGGTAATGAGGCTACTGCTAAAGGCTATTTTACCCCAGGTACATTGTTGGAAGGATGGCATCATGTTGCTGTTCAGCTTGGAAGTACAGAAATAGAAATATATTTAGATGGTAGAAAATTGCCTACTGATGACTCACTTACAGGAAATGCTACAAATACCTCTTGGATTGACTATGGAAATTATTCTGGTACAGTAGTGTGTCAAATTGGAAAATCAAGAGAAAATACACCTAAATATTTCAAGGGTAGTATAGACCAAGTTAGATTTTTTAATGCTGCTTTAACATCATCACAAATTACAGAGCTTTATAATGAAACTACAGCGACAGCAAGCACATTAGATTATCCTAGTGGCGCTGGTTGCATAGCTGCATATCCATTAGATACAAACTCTAATGATTTGAGTACCAATAATTATAATGGAGTCGACACAGATATTACATATAGTGATGGACCTGGATTTGACCCAGGTTTAGTTTGGATAAAACCCAGAACCGATACAGATAATAATTTATTAACAGATCAGTTACGAGGTGTTGATGCAACTCTTTATTCCAACTCTACAGCAGCCCCGAGACTTGGGCCATTAGCGGGCAACTCCTCAGCTTCAACATCTGGTATTACAGCATTTGTAAAAGATGGATTTAAAATAGGAAGTTGGAATAATATAAATCAAAGTTCGATTGATTATGTATCATGGTCATGGAAAGGAGCTAATAATATTGGAACAATAAACACTACAGGAGATATTTCGGCAATAGTCTTTGCGAATGCGAACGCTGGATTTAGCATTGTAAAATATACAGGTAATGGTGGTAGCGGTCAATCAGTAGGACACGGTCTCTTATCTCCACCTGAAATGGTAATTTTCAAAAGAACAGATGCAATTGTAAATTGGTTCGTGTTTGTTTTAGAAAGTGGAGTTTATAAAAGATTTGAAGGTTTAAATACAACCACTGGTGCAACAAGTGTATCAAGTTTTAGTGCATCAAGCACAACGATAGCTTGGTCAGGAACAACTTCTGATTTCAATGGAAATGGTAACCAATATATTATGTATTGTTGGACTTCAATCCCAGGATATAGTAAAGTAGGCAGCTACACAGGTAATAATACCTCCAAAACTGTATATACTACAGATGATGATACCTCAGGCGGTTCGAACGGGTTTCAGCCTACATGGGTGATGATTAGAAATACAGCCAATGGTTACAGTTGGATAATTACAGATTCCACTAGGGGTAATACAGAAATACTATATGCAAATTTACAAGATCAAGAAGGTACTACATCTACAGGAATAACTTCATTTAACTCCAACGGTTTTACCGTAGGTAGTGCTGCAAGTTTCAATAATAATTTAGATACTTTCATATATTTGGCAATTAGAGAATAATAATTAAATTAAATCTTATGAACACAACAATAATTATTTTAATCGGATTAGTATCATTACTAATCATTATTAACATAGCTTCAATATGGCTAACTAAAAAAGGTCTCACTAAAGATGAGAACAACAATATGATACCCGACATACTTGAGGAAAAATTTGCTCAAATGAAAAGTGATGTTTCTAAAAGAGTTGATCGAGTGGGTCAAGAAATAAAAGATGTCACAAAAGCCATCAAAGAAGTAGGTAATCAAATTGGTGATGTACCGAGTGCTTTCAAAGGGAGTAATAGGTCAGGGAAAAAACCAAAGAAAAAATGATCTATTATACTACGACCTCTGCAGGAGATATTAAGTTTAAATATGTATTTATAGATGATAAATGTGAATGATCTTAAAATATACAGCATAAATTTTGTTGCTCTCATGACATCTCTGACGAACTTAGATGTTATCTTGAAAATAATTCTATCTCTTGTAGCTATTGGTTACACTATACATAAATGGTACATTATGCATGGAAAAAATAAGTGATCATATTTCGTATAAAGAAGCAACAAAATCTAATACAGCTTCAAGATTAGGTATAGATAATAAACCAAATTCTTATCATTTATCTAATATGTCTATCCTAGCTGATAGACTATTTGAACCTTTGAGAAAATGGGTTGGTGGTCCTATCAAAATAAATTCATTTTATAGATCTCCAGATCTAAACAAAGCAATCGGCGGTAGTTCAAGTTCGCAACATTGTCAAGGGCGAGCTGTTGATATAGATGATACTTTTGGCAACAAATCAAATGCAGAGATGTTTGCTTACATAAAAAATAATCTAGACTTCGATCAGATTATATGGGAGTTCGGTGATGATTTGAATCCTGATTGGGTGCACATGAGTTATGTTTCCGAAAGCGAAAATAGATCACGTGCTCTAAGAGCAACAAGGGAAGATGGAAAGACTAAATATACTGTTATATGAGTAAACCCAAAAAAAAGTTTGGGCAAACCACAGTGGGTAAACTTTTGAAAGCATCTGTAGGTTTAATAAATCCCACACTAGGCAGTTTGATACAAGGCGATATGTCTGTAGAACAAGTCGTTTCTTCTATTAAAAATTCAAATGCACCAGCAGAAGATAAAATACGTGCCCAAGAGATGGTTCTAGAAGCTTACGAGGCTGAGGTCGCTGACAGGGCATCAGCACGCCAAAGGGAAATGGCAGCTCTAGCATCTGGGTCAAATGATATACTTTTCAAAACAGTAGGATGGGGCATCACAATATGTTTTATTGGTGTAGTTGCAGGAGCTATTGGCTTGTGGGAAATACCTAAAGAATCACAAAGACTTTTTGATATGGGCTTTGGTGCAGTGGTTGCTGCATTTACACAAGTTATAGGGTATTATTTTGGATCCTCGGCGGGAAGTAAACAAAAAACAAATATTTTAAATAATGGCGAAGGCAATAAATTATAGATCTTACCAAAGCAAATCTAAAGTGCGTAGACCAGGTGTACACGCTAAAACAAAAACATCAGCACTAAAGTCCTCAAAAAACTACCGAAAGACATACAAAGGACAAGGGCGATAAAATATTTGTATCTTAGGGGTAAATTTAATTTAATCTAATGGATATAAGAAAAATATCTGTTGGCTCAGATTATAAATCAGGAGCCATGCACTACATCGTAGGTCAAACAATTCTTAATGGTGACTATAGCATTCATTTAATTCAGTACGATATCCAAAGTAATTCGATCAAGATATGGATTGAAAAAGATGAAGAAGTTTTATTATGGAAAGAGTTTAATGCTAATATGCCCTTTTCTTTAGAATACAATATTAACTTTTGATGAAATCACCATACACATTTATTGTTGAACCATTAGATAATAAAAGATACGTCAACACCAAAAATATAAATGGTGTTGATTTGGTAATAAATACAAGTCAAGAAAATCATCTTGCTTCAAATAGAGAAGCAGTTGTTTTGTCAACTCCCATCAAATACTCAGGGCCTATTTCTAAAGGTGATATATTATTAGTACATCACAATGTTTTTAAATTTTATTATGATATTAAAGGGAGGCAAAAAAGTTGTAAAAGTTATTTTCGAGATAATTTGTTTTTTGTTGATAATGAACAATTTTTTATGTATAAACAAAACGGTGAATGGCATAGTCATGATAGATATTGTTTTGTAGAACCTATAAAAACCAAACAATCTATTATATATAAAAACACAAAAGAAGAACCCTTAGTTGCAAAAATGGTATATACAAACAATACACTTAAAAAACAAGGTGTAATTAAAGATAGCATAGTGTCCTTCAAACCTGAAAGCGAATACCCATTTCTTGTTGATAATAGAAAATTATATCGTATGTATGATCATCAAATAACCTTACTTCTATGAAATCAGAAATGTTAAAACTGCAAATAATAAATGCAGGCAGAAAAGCTGTTGAACAACTAATTAAAGTTGCAAAAGAAGATATCATAAAACCTGATCCTGAGGATGAACTTGCGGCTGATAGACTCAAAAACGCAGCAGCCACAAAAAAACTAGCTATATTTGATGCATTTGATATATTATCTAAAATAGATCAAGAAGAACAAGAACTAAACCAAGAGGAAAAAAATATTAATGTAAATACAAAACAAGGTTTTGCAGAGCGAAGATCTAAATAAATTATATCAAAAGTTAGTAGGTTATATACCAACCGCAATCATAAAAAGAAAAAACAAAGCACGTACTTGGCTTTATGGGTATAATATTAAATATGATATTGTTATAATCTCAAAGGACGGCACATTAGGCGATATCATAAATATTAATGGATTAGTTATAGGACTGCCTTCTATACCGGATAACGTGTATAGTAGATCTAAAAGTAAAAAAGAACAATATTGGGAACGACAACCTCTAGATAAAAGTTTAAATAAAATTCAATCTATATTTCAATGGAATGAAATGTCCTCATCATTTAAAAACCGTTGGATTGATTATATTGAAAAAGAATTTGATAAAAGAGAAGAAGGGCATTGGTTTTACAATAATGGGACACCAACTTATATTAGTGGCTCACATTATATGTACTTACAATGGACTAGTATAGATGTAGGATACCCTGATTTTAGAGAAGCAAATAGAATCTTTTTTTTATTTTGGGAGGCATGTAAAGCTGACAACCGATGCTTTGGTTTAGATTATCTTAAAATAAGACGCTCAGGGTTTTCGTATATGGGTTCATCAGAATGCATTAACACAGGAACTTTGGCAAAAGATTCTAGGGTTGGTATTTTATCGAAAACAGGAGCAGATGCAAAAAAAATGTTTACTGATAAAGTTGTTCCGATTGCAAACAGATTACCTTTTTTCTTCAAGCCTATACAAGATGGTATGGATAAACCCAAAACAGAATTAGCTTTTCGTGTTCCTGCATCTAAAATAACTAAAAAAAATATGTATGACGTAGTTGATGATGAGTTGTATGGATTAGACACCACAGTTGATTGGAAAAATACAGATGAAAACTCATATGACGGAGAAAAACTATTATTGCTAGTACATGATGAAAGTGGTAAATGGATTAAGCCCAATAATATTTTAAACAATTGGAGGGTAACTAAAACGTGTTTACGTTTGGGGAGTAAAATTATAGGTAAATGCATGATGGGCTCTACATCAAATGCTCTCAGCAAAGGTGGAGAAAATTTTAAAAAACTATATGAAGATTCAAATATATCTACACGTAATGCTAACGGTCAAACAAAAAGCGGTATGTATTCTCTTTTCATTCCCATGGAATGGAATATGGAGGGTTTCATTGATAAGTATGGCATGCCTGTGTTTCATACACCTTTGGATCCTATACTTGGCGTTGATGATGAATACATATATAATGGAGCTATAGATTATTGGGAAGCTGAAGTTGAGTCTTTAAAAAAAGATCCTGATGCTCTTAATGAGTTTTACAGACAGTTTCCTCGAACCGAAAGTCATGCGTTTCGTGACGAGAGTAAAGGAAGTTTATTCAACCTTACAAAGATATATCAACAGATTGATTTCAATGATTCTTTGATTATGCCACAGCATGTTACGAGAGGTAAATTTTATTGGAAAGACGGCATCAAGGATACCGAGGTTATATGGACACCAGATTCAAACGGAAGGTTTCAAGTATCATGGACACCAAATAAACAATTAACTAACAAACCATCAAGCAGAAACGGTACTTACTATCCAAATAATGAGCATATTGGCGCTTTTGGGTGTGATAGCTATGATATATCAGGAACCGTAGGTGGAAGAGGTTCGAATGGCGCATTGCATGGGCTCACTAAATTTAATATGGATCAAGCCCCAAGCAATGAGTTTTTCTTAGAATATGTAGCAAGACCACAAACAGCAGAAATATTTTTTGAGGAGGTTTTAATGGCTTGTGTTTTTTATAGTATGCCTATTCTCGTAGAAAACAATAAACCACGTTTGCTGTATCATTTCAAAAACAGAGGCTACCGAGGTTTTTGCATGAATCGCCCTGACAGACATTTTAACAAACTTTCAAAAACAGAAAAGGAGATAGGTGGTATACCTAATTCATCAGAAGATGTAAAGCAATCACATGCTGCTGCGATAGAATCATACATAGAAAAGTATATTGGGATTGATTTAGAGGGCACTTACAGAGATCAGACTACGATTGGGTCTATGCTTTTTAACAGAACACTAGAAGAATGGGCAAGGTTCGATATCAATAATAGGACACAGTTTGATGCCACTATAAGCTCGGGTCTTGCAATAATGGCGAATCAAAAATCGTTATATTTACCTATCCAAAAACAATCAAAAATAAGTCTTAACTTTGCAAGATATAGCAACAGTGGAAATTTTAGTGAATTAGTTAAATGAAAGAAGTAAGTATAAATATTTCATCTGTAGGCTTTCCGAATCAATACGCCTCAGATGCTGAAAAAGCAACAGATGAATACGGACTTCAGATCGGGCAAGCAATACAATATGAATGGTTTCGTAAAGATTCAAGCGGTTGTAGATATTACAATCAGTGGAGAGATTTTAATAGATTAAGATTGTATGCACGGGGCGAACAATCAATAGCTAAATATAAAAACGAACTAGCTGTAGACGGTGATTTATCATATTTAAATTTAGATTGGACTCCTGTACCTATATTGCCAAAATTTGTTGATATAGTAGTCAATGGATTATCAGAACGTTTATTTAAAGTAAAGGCTTATGCTCAAGACGCATTGTCTCAAGCCAAAAGAAGTAAATACCAAGATATGGTTGAAGGACAAATGGCAGCAAAAGATGTTTTGGGCATTGTTCAAGAAAAAACGGGTTATAATCCTTTTACTATAAACCCTGAAGAATTACCACAAACAGATGAAGAACTATCACTATATCTTAATTTAAATTATAAACCTGCTATCGAAATAGCTGAAGAGGAGGCTATTGACACCATGTTTGCAGAAAACCATTACGAAGATATTAGAAAACGTATAGACTACGATCAAATGGTTGTTGGTGTAGGTATGGCAAAACACGAGTTTCTTCCTGGTGCAGGCGTAAAATTATCTTATGTTGATCCTGCTAATGTAGTATACAGTTATACCGAAGACCCATATTTTAAAGATTGTTTTTATTGGGGTGAAATAAAAACTATAGGAATAACTGAACTTATGAAGATAAATCCTGACTTGACAAATGATGATTTAGAAAAAATCGCACAATATAGCCAAAGTTGGTATGACTATTTTAATACAGCACAATATTACGAAAACGATATATTTTACAGAGATACTTGTACTCTTCTTTATTTTAATTATAAGACCACAAAAAAAATTGTTTACAAAAAGAAAAATCTTGACAGCGGAGCAACAAGGATGATAGAGAAGGATGACCAATTCAATCCTCCTGAAGAGATGATTGAAGAGGGTAACTTTGAAAAAATTGAAAAAACTATTGATGTTTGGTATGATGGTATAATGGTTATGGGGACAAACATCATCTTGAAATGGGAGCTTGCAAAAAATATGGTGCGACCAAAGTCAGCAACACAACATGCATTACCTAATTATGTAGCGGTTGCACCTAGAATGTATAAGGGAAACATTGAATCTTTGGTAAGAAGAATGATACCTTTTGCCGATTTGATTCAAATAACGCATTTAAAACTTCAGCAAGTAATAGCAAGAACTGTGCCTGACGGGGTTTATATAGATGCAGATGGATTGAATGAAGTTGACCTCGGTACAGGTGCAGCTTATAATCCTGAAGACGCATTAAGATTATATTTTCAAACAGGTAGCGTTGTTGGTAGAAGTTATACTCAAGATGGTGATTTTAATCAAGCACGTACCCCTATACAGCAATTGACATCTAACTCTGGAGCCTCGAAAACACAAATGCTTATTGCTAACTATAATCATTATTTAGACATGATTAGGGCTGTTACAGGACTAAATGAAGCTAGAGATGGGTCAACACCAAACCCTGAAGCTTTAGTTGGGGTACAGAAGTTAGCAGCTTTGAATTCAAACACCGCAACAAGACACATCCTAGACGGTGGATTATACATATATCGTACCTTAGCAGAGGCTTTGACTTATCGAATAGCTGATATACTTGAGTATTCTGATTTTAAAGACGATTTTATAAACAAAATCGGAAAGTACAATGTAAGCATCCTTCAAGAAATATCAGAACTATATATATACGACTTCGGCGTATTTATTGAGCTTTCACCTGATGAAGAACAAAAGGCTATGTTAGAGCAAAATATACAAATGGCATTGTCTAAACAAGATATTAATCTCGAAGACGCTATTGACATAAGAGAAATAAAAAACATTAAGTTAGCTAATCAACTTCTAAAAGTCAAAAGAAAATCAAAACAAGAGTTTGATCAAAAGAAAATGATGGAGGAAAAAGCGCTTAGTGCACAACAAGCAATAAAAGTTCAAGAAATAAAAGCTCAGTCTGACGCACAAAAGATATCTCTCGAAACTGAAAGTAAGTTAAAAGTTAAACAAGCAGAGATAGCGTTTGAGATTGAAAAGCAAAAAGCCGAGGCTCAACTCAAAGCCACACTTATGGAGCAAGAGTTTCAGTATAATATGCAGTTAAGAGACATGTCCGAAAATGCATTAGCTTTCCGTGAAGGTTCTAGAGAGGAAGCCAAAAAGCAAAGGATAAGTCAACAAAACACTCAACAGTCTCAACTTATAAATCAAAGAAAAAATAACTTACCTCCAAAAAACTTTGAATCTAACGAAGACACCTTAGATGGGTTTGATTTGGCAGAGTTTGAACCACGCTAAAAACGTATATTTTTTTTATTTAACTTTGTAGAAATTTAATCTAATCAAATGGAAATAAAAGTAAGAGAGCTGACTGATGTTAAAGAGAAGTCTAAACAAGAAATTGAACAAGAACTTCTTGATAAACATGAGCAGAAACAAAATACTGAAACTGAAGTTGCTGAAACAAAAAATGAATCTGTAGAAGAGACAAAAGTTGATGAAGCACAAGTTACAGAAAATGTTACAGATTCTACAGAAAATACTGTAGAGGAAAAGGTTGAAGAAACAAATCCATCTGTAGCAGAAGAATCTTCTGAATTATCAGAAGAACAAGTTCTTTCATATATTGGTAATAGATGGGGCGAAGAAGTTACTTCTTTAGATCAATTAAAGGATAAGCGAGATGCTGAAGAACCTTTATCTGAAGATGTTGCTGCTTACCTCAAATATAAAAAGGAAACAGGGCGTAATATGAGTGATTATTTAAAATTACAAAAAGATTACTCGGAGATAAGTCCTGATAATTTGTTAAGAGAATACTTAAGTATTACAGAAGAAGGTCTAGATCCTGAAGATATTGATTCACTTATGGAGGATTATGTCTATGATGAGGATGTTGACGATGAAAATGTAATTAAAAAAGTAAAATTAGCAAAGAAAAAAATGGTTGCTAAAGCCAAGAAATATTTTAATCAGGAGCAACAAAAATATAAACTACCTCTTGAGTCAAGGGAAAGTTCAGGCGCTGTTGATGAAGATTATCAAGCTTATAAGCAATACATAAGTGAAGCTAAGAGTCGAGAAGAGATAGACAAAAAAAAGTCCAACTGGTTTAAATCAGAAAGTGACAAGCTATTTTCATCCGAGTTTAAAGGTTTTAAATTCAATATAGGTGATAATGAAATTGTTTATTCTCCTGGATCTGCGGCTGAATTGAGAAAGGCTCAAGATACTCCTATGAATTTTGTTAATTCATTTTTGGATAGTAATACGGGCTTGATTAAGGATGCCGAGGGTTATCATCGTTCTTTAGCAATGGCAATGAATCCGGACAAGTTTGCCGAGTTCTTTTTTGAACAAGGTAAGGCTTATGCAACAGAAGATGTGATGCGCAAAACTAAAAATGTAGATATGAAAGAGCGTAGTGCACCTGAAGTTTCAACAAAGGGAGGGTTTCGTGTCAAATCAGTTTCACAACCTTCAAGTCGTGGACTGAAAATAAAGAGTATTAAAAAAATGTAAATTATAAAAATTAGAAATTATGCCTGGACAAGTTAAATCGATTCCAACATTTGCGTTGACCCCGAGTTCAGAAAGAACTCCTACAACGGAAAACTACATAACTAACTTTGACTTTTTGAATCAGTATCTACCTGATACTTATGAAAAAGAGTTTGAGCGTTATGGAAACAGAACTATATCTTCATTCTTACGTATGGTAGGAGCGGAGATGCCTACCAACTCTGACCTTATTAAATGGGCTGAGCAAGGTAGATTACACACCAAATACACTCAAGTAGGTAGTGCAGGAACAGCAGGAGATGATCAAGTTACTTTTCAAGTAAATGATACATTAGATCCTACTGCGGCGGAGCAAGTTATTCGAGTAGGACAAACAATAGTGGTTGTTCAAAACGATGGCTCAGGTTCTAACAAAGCTGTAGTAAGCGCTGTAAATA